ACAAAGATGGAAAACTAATCAAAATGAATTACCATTCAATCAAACAGGGAGAATTAATGATTTGACAAATAATCAAAGATGGAAAACTAATCAAAATGAATTACCATCCAAACAAGGATGGGGAAATAATAAAGAATTGGAAAGAAATAATAGATTGATAGAAGATGAACATGAAAAAATAAGAAAACAACAATTTGATGATTTACCACGTTTTAGTTCTCAAAGTGATTGGACACCTAAAAATATTGAAATAATTAGAAATGCTATCAATGATGGTATAATTAAAACTTCTGATGAATTAAAAGATAAAATTGGTAATCATTCAAAGAAACTAATTAAAAAAAAAAATGGAGATCTAATATATACACCTGCATCATTAATGTTGGATACTAAAATAGATAACAATGGTAAAAAAAAAGCTAATATTCGTGAACATAAATTTTATAAACAATTTACAAGTATTTTAAAAACAATTGAAACTAAAAAAGATAAAAAAGGATATATTAACTTTGTTCCAACAGAACAAGCTCAAAAAGATGCATTACGTAGTAGATCAGGTAGTTCCTGGAGAAAAAAAATTTATGATTATATGATGGGTAAAATACTTTATGAGCATGCGATGGATGAAATGCGTGAAATGTATCAAATGTATCAAATAGATAATATTTTAAATGAAGAATTAATTGAACAAATTAAAACAATGATTATGCTTAGAAACCAAGAAAATGATTTATTTGATCAATTAAAAATTAAACAAAACTTAACTCATGATGATGCCCATATAAAAGATGATGCCCATATAAAAGATGACCATATAAAAGCTGCCCATATAAAAGCTGAAGAGAGAGAAATTAATAATCTTAATCAAGTTCAAACTTATTTAAGATATAAAGATGATGATAGTTTTAATGAATTAATAAATGAAGCAAAGTCGTTTAAAAAATATATGAAATACAAAAATAAATATTTAGCTCTAAAAAAACTTGTGGAAAAATAAAAAATTTATAATAATATTTATTATGAATTTAGATGAATTATTTAATAAACTTTTAAATATTAAACTACCATCACAATTTGTTATTGATTGTAATGAACAAAAATATATTGATAATTTAAAATTTCAAGATATATTTGATTATATAAAATCAAAAAATTGGCATAATTTATCTCCTCATAGTGAAACATTGTATGATCATTTGATTAATGCTGGAAGATTATCATATGAAAAAGCTGTTGAGCTTGGTTATAATGAAAAAGAATGTGTAAAAGGTTGGTTAACTGGAATATTACATGATATTGGTAAGCCAGGAACATCACTTATTAAATCTAAAAATGTATCATTCAAAGGTCATGGGATTGTTGGTAGTGCGATGTTAGATAATTTTTGGTCAGAAAATATTCAAATATGTTTTGGAATTAACAAAGAAGATTGGGGTGATATTTGTACATGTACTTGTGTTCATATGTGTGGTTATTTTCGTGATCAAAAATCTATTGATCATATGTTTAATTTTCAAATATTACCAAAAAGTGTAAAAAAAATGTTAATTACTTTAAGATATGGTGATCAATTAGCTCTTGTTCCACATAAGCGGGGTACTAAATTTGCTACAACAAAAGAAGAATTAGATATTAAAGAAAATGAATTTATTGAAAATTATTTATGTGAACCAAATATTGATGAATATTTAAATATAACAAATAAAAATAAAGGAATTGTTATTCAATTACTAGGTACATCATATAGTGGTAAAACATCATTTGTACATAAACTTAAAAAAAAATTAGGTTCAGAAAAAATTTTGCATATTTCAATAGATGAAAATATAGTAAAAGAAACTTATGAAGACCTAATTTATAAATGTTTATTTGGCTTAAAAGAAGGTAAAATTATTATTATTGATTCATTAATTACTATGTATTCCAAAGTATTATATATTTTACCAGATATTGTTAAATATTCCTATAAAATTAATATATGGTTTCATAGAAATAAATTATTTACTGAAAATAGTATATCAAACATTGAATTACATGGTAATTGTAATATATTTAATCCTTATATATCTGACTTGAATTGGTCAATGCTAATATCAAAAACAGAAAATAGAATAATTGATAATAATCATATTTCTAAACCTGATTTAACTTTAACAATTGGTTGGAATTTTTGTAATGAACATGTTTTTGATTATTTATATAAAATAATTAATTATATTTACGAGTATAATAAAAAAAATATTGAAAATAAAAATATATTTTAAAAGTAATATAAACTTTTAAAAAATAATTTGTTTAAGCATTTGTTTGGTTAGTTTCTTCTTGTTTATCAGTTTTTTTATTATATCTGTAATAAGTTCCTGTATATGAATCAAAAGAGTAGTTTTTAAGACCTTCTTTTTCTAAAAGTTTATCCATACTATCTTTAGTATCAACAGTAAAATCACCACAACCAAGAAATTTATTATCTTTCATATATTGTTTGTAGTATAAAACTTGTGCACCACTATTTTGAGTTAACCAATCCATATGTGTTTTTTTAAGTTGTGTATAATCTGCATTTTCATCAATTCCATTCATTGTAAAGAAAACTCTATAATATGCAAATCTTACACTAAGTTTGGCATTGCTTTTCAATTTTTTAAATGCGCTTTTAGAATTATCAATTGTATCAAAAATAAGAAAGTGTTTTCCGTTTTGTAAATCATTATGTTGTAAAAGTCCAGTTAATCCTTCAGTGGATAAATTTTCAGTAGTTCTTAGGACAATAGTTCTTCCTGCTTTTCTTATTGTTTTTTTTAGATTATTAGTATTATTATTTTCTGCCATCTTAACAATATATATTAATAAATTTTTAAGTATTTTTGATTATTATATCTTATACTTAAAGAATATAATTTATTTTGTTTTTTATTTTTTTTAAAAAATTAATTAATTCACTACCAAATAATATTTTTTTATCAATATTATTTTTAAATTTTATTTTTGTATTTATGTTTTCGTATATTATATATTTTGTTGATATCAAATCATAAATTATATATCTATATAATGTTTCTAAAAAAGATTTAAAATAAGTTATTTCTAATAATTTTAAAATTAAATTATCATTTAATGTATATATAATAAAATAATAAAAATCAATTAATTTAATATTTTCACCATTAACTATAACAAAAAAATTATTATATTTTTTTACAATTTCATTTATTTTGTCAAAATATTTATCATCTATTCTTTTATAATAAAAAATATTTCGTGAAATTTCTGATATTAATTCATTTTTTGGAATTTTATTATATAAACTAACTAAATACAATACATCATAAACTGCATATTCTAAAACTTTATCTGACATATTTTTTATTTCAATATGAACTAAATATATAGGTCCTGTAATATTTTCAATATTTGATAAATAATCATATTTATTATTATTAATTACTTTATATTCTTTATATAAATCATATATTGAACATTTTCCTTTTTTATTACTAATTATATGGTTATACTCACATAAATATTTTGTATCATATAATTTTTTTGAAAAATTATTAATTGATTCAATTCTACTATCAAATAATTGATTAAATAAATATGGTATGTCTAATGATTCCCCACCATGAATAATTTTTATAATATCTTTTGTTGTTAATAAGTTTATTAAGATTTGTATTTGATCTTCATTTAATATTTTTGGATCTAAAACAAATATTATACCATTATTATTATCTTCTAATTCTAAATTAAGTTGAATCAATGCAACATCTCTATCATTTCTAGATACTTTGTTAAATTCCAAGTCTATACCAATATATTTTTTATTTTTTAATTCTATAAAATAATTAAAATATTTTACCATTTCATTAATTTTTTTATTGTCTTTAGCTACATATATTTTATATGTTTTTTTATTATGTTCATCAAATATTTCTAAATCATTTTTTTTAATTATCATTATAACTTATTGATATTTAAAAATAAAATACAGTAATATATAATCTATGAATAATTTACCTGCTGAATCATTAACTAATATTTATAACTTTATGAGAGATAATAATGTTAAAGTTTATAATGAAACATTAAATATTTACGATATTGTTAATCAATATTTAGAAAAAAATAAAGGTGATGAATCTTTTGTTATTATTGATTTAGGTGATATTATAAGACAATATAATAGATGGGAAGAAAATTTACCTAGAATAAAACCATATTATGCTATTAAATGTAATCCATCACCAATTATAATACAATTATTAAATAAATTAGGGTGTAATTTTGATACAGCAAGTAGAAATGAAATATTAAAAGTTATTAATTTAGGTGTTGACCCTAAAAAAATAATATTTGCAAATCCATGTAAACCAGTTGATTTTATTAAATTTTCTAGATCAAATGATATTGATTTATTAGTTGTTGATAGTGAATATGAATTACATAAAATTAAACTTTATCATCCAGAATCAAAAATTTTAATAAGAATAAAAACAGATGATTCTAAATCAAAATGTAAGTTTAATGTAAAATTTGGTTTAGATTTAGACCAAGTTAAACCATTACTTGAATTATCTAAAATCTTAGGATTAAATATTGTTGGTGTATCATTTCATGTTGGTAGTGGTTGTCAAGATGCAAATGTTTATAATAGTGCACTTATTGATACCAAAAAAGTTTTTGAAATTGGTAATGATTTAAATATTAATATGGATATAATCGATATTGGTGGTGGATTTCCAGGTGTTAATGACAGTAATATAAGTTTTGAAAATATTGCTTCTATATTAAATAATTCTATTGAAGAATTATTTAAAGAAAATTTAGATAATATTAAATTTATTGCAGAACCAGGTAGATACTTTGTAACATCTTCATATACATTAGTTTGTTCAATTATAAATAAAAAAGAATATATTGAAAATGGTGAACAAAAATATATTTATTATATTTCAGATGGTTTATATGGAACATTTTCTGGTATCATGTTTGATTACGCAAAACTAGAATTATTACCATTTAATGAAAGAAATGAAAAAAGATATACAAGCATTGTATTTGGTCCAACATGTGATTCACTTGATATTGTTTCAAAAGAATGTCAATTACCTTCATTAGCTATTGGTGAATCAATTATAATTAAAAATATTGGTGCATACTCAATTGCAAGTGGAACAGAATTTAATGGTTTTCCAAAACCGGATGAATATTTTATTTTAACATAAATCATATCAAAAATTATTATAATCACTTGTAGTTACATCTTTTTCACTAAAAAACAGTACACTTAATTTTATAAATAATTAAAATAATTCTTCAAATGTTCTTTCTTTATTTTATACTTTATTATATTATCTATTGTTGATTTTAATTCTTAAAAATTATCAGGACAAAACTAAATTTTTTACATGACTTTTTAATTGACAAAATAGATTTTCTATTGGATTACATTGAGGATTATAAGGTAAACTATATATTATTTTATTTTTAGATTTGTTTATATTATCTACTACATTTTTTGATTTATGAAATCTTGCATTATCTAAAATTATTAAATTATCTTCATATTTATTTTTTATGAAATCATTATAAAATTGTGTAAATTTAATTTTATCTATACCACCTTTATATTTTTCATATCCTATAATTTTTCCATATTTTATAGCACAAATAAAATCAAATTTCACTTTTACTCAAATGTTAAACCTAACATTGATGAAACACGACTTATTAATCTTATTTCACTTCCTGGAAAAATTGAACCAGTTGTTTTAAATAGTTCTTTTAACTTTTGTTTAAATTGTTCTATACTTAATGGTGATAATATAATTATTTTTATTTTGTTATCATGTAATATAGGAACTATACTTAAAAATTGTCTAAATGATGAAATATCAAACAAATGCATAATTATAATTTTAATAGTAGGTCTTGATACTTCTAATTCTGAAGGGATTCCATAATATTCAGGCATTTTTTGATCAAAGTTTCCAACGGGATATTTACCATTTTTTTTTTTATATTGTTCTTGAGCCCATTCTCGAACAATTAAAATTTTGTCTATTTTCCCAGTTAGCCGTAAATATTTAACAATATAAGTTAATTCATTAATACTTGCTGGTAATTCAAATAAAACTATACCTGCACTTTTTTCTCCAATATAACTATCAAGTATTAACATCTTTTCATCATTCGTTAATATATTTATATCTTTAATACCTAAAGATACAAACCAATAATTTCTATAAGATTTTGCATTAAGATTATTTAACGATAAAAAATTTTTAACACGTACATCATCATAACCATAAATATAGGGTAAATATTTTTGTAATGATTTAATTATTACATTGCTTGTAAATAATAATGACTTATTGTTTAATATAACATATTTAAATGCAGTATATAAAAATTGACTACCAAAACCATTTTCACTATTTATATCATCTAATATAATTAAATCAGAATCTTGAATATTAGGTAAAAAATCAATAGAAGATCCTACTCTTTTTACTCGAGAACTAAAAGTATCTACCCAATCATTATCTGTAAATGTTACTTTTAAATTATATTTTGAAACAAAATTTGCAACTGCTACACTTAAATGTGTTTTACCAATACCAGGAGTTCCACCAAGTATTAGACCAATAGGACCATATTCAGGCCTTTTAGTCACTGTTTTTAATGCAAATTTTTTCATTTTATCGTACATTAAAATTTGTTGTTCAGACAATCTTTCATAGTTATCAAAAGAAGCATTAGATGTTTCAGCACTAAATGAATCTGTTAATAGGTTTATTTGTTTTTTCTTTTCTGGTGGTAATTGTCTTTCCAAATTTTCAATAGATTCGTTAAACCATTCCTGTCTTGGTTTAGTTATAAAACTACGTAATTTTGCATGATTAAATCTAATAATATATTGTACACCTTCAATAGGTTCATCATAGGATTTTATATCATTTTCTAGTGATTTTGCTATTGTACTTTTTGGATCGGCTGGATTTTTTTCGATATAATTTTTAGTATCAAAATTTTGTTCCTTATTATAACCATCAATTAATAATCTTTTTATACCTTGATATGTTAATGGTTCTGAAAATTCTTTTGGACCAAATCCAATGAATTTTGGCTCTTCAGATCCTGACTTACCACATATCAAATTCCATCCAATTGATGCTCCAGATATATGTTTCAAATCATATTCATTAACTCCTTTTATATATAAAATATCTTGGTCTTGTAAATCTTCAAGTGTTGGTCTTTCTATAATATCAAATAATACTTCTAAAGGATTCCCTAATACAGGTTCATACTCAGTACCTTTGTATACTATTCTTTCACCTTTTGTTAATGGAACAAATAATGCAGGTGTTACAACAAATGGTGTTAATAAATTACCAAAAACTTGATTAAATGTCTCTTCACCAATTAAATTATAAATTAAATGATACACACTAATTTGAATTGTATTTGCACATTCTGTTATAGTTGGACCTTTAATAAATGATTTTAATGCATCAGATGGTTTAACATAATCGTATGACTGAAAATATGATAGTAGTGTTTGATTAATAATTCTATTAACACCTATATCCCAATATTTGTTATTAGCAACAGCAGTTATATTTAATGTTGATTTACCTGGAAAATATTTGTAAATATAATCTTGTGCATAATACATACCAGATTTTTCTAATTCATTTGTTCTACGCATTTCATATGATTTATTATAACTTGACATTAGCTCGAATAAATTTTTTGAATCAATTAATTGATTATCTGCAAAATTATTTGAGTATGAATAAACTAAAAGTGGTCTTGGTTCTGAATGACCACTTTTATTATAACTTGACATTAGCTCGAATAAATTTTTAAAATTATTTGAGTATGCATGACCAAGCGGTCTTGGTTATAAATAAGCAAGCGTTCCTCCTTTTAATTTTAGATATTTATTTTTGTATTTTAAGTATTTATTTTTATACATAATAATTTTATATATAAAATAATTTAAAATTATATATAAAATTATACACCGTTAAGTGCACATCGAGGATTGAGCTTATACAGCCGCAGCTAAAATTAGTAAGCTTAATCATATAATTAATTATTTTTAATCCAAACTTGTTGAAAATTATTTAATATACTATCAACTTTTATAAAATTTTTTTTTATATTATTATAATGAAATTTTTTGTTGTGATTACATAAGCTACGTGAATTAGAATACGCTTTATTACAAATAATACATATAAATTCACTTTAGAAAAATAGGAGGGAAAGTTTAAGATTTAAAAAAAATTATATTTTATCTAATAAATCCTTTAGTTTAACATATGCATCTGTAATTTTTTGTTTATATTTATTTGATTTTTCTATCCATTTTTCGCATGTTTCAATGATATCATCTTTTTTAATTCTAAAATGATGATTTATAACATCTTTATATTCAGGTGGACTATTTACAAGTTGATCAATCATAGCTAATTCTATTGTATGTAAATGTAATGGTTCATTATATTCATCACTTAATTTTTTCCCACGTTCTGTACCAAAATCTTTTTCATATCCAGGTTCATTAAAATATGGTTGATCAACTAAAATTAATGATTGAATAGAAACAAGAACTTGTAAAAAGCTAGATGTCTTACTATTCCATTTTTCACCTTGATCACCTGACCAGGTACCTAATAAAGATAAACATACTTTACCATTCGCATATAAATTTGGATTAAATCTTACTAATCCCATACCTGTTGTATCAATTAAAACTTTTGGTTCAACATTTGGATATGAAGATGGAAATTGTGCATGGAAAATAAATAATCCATTTTCATATGGCGTATCTTTTGGTCCTGAAATCATAAATGTAAACAAGTTCATATCTTTTTTTGATACACGCATCCAAATAGTTGATCCATAATTTAATGGTAAACTTGTTTTTAATGTTGATAATTCAGAAATTACTCTTACAATAGCTTTTGAATCTAATTTTAATTTTTTTTCTCCATAAAATTTATGTTTGTCATTAATCTCTATTGTAGCAAACTGTAATGATCTCATAATTTCTTCATATTCTTCATATTTATTTTTAACATTTACTTCATTAGATGTTTGTATATTATCAATTTTTGGTAATATTTTACTGTATTTATTATAATTATTATGCAATGATTGATATAAAAAGTTCATTTTTGATTCTTCATTATTATCAAATAACAATAATATTTCAGAATTTATTTCTTTTAAATTTAATACAATTGATTTAATAAAATCACCATTTAATTCACTTCTAAAATCATATAAATCATCTAAAACTTTCATGATACTTTCAAAAGTGTTTTTTGATGATTCTAAAGCTAACAATGTAATACCAGATGTAGTATTAATCAAATATCTAATTAAACATGAATTTTTTATTTTACTTATATTTTCGTTAGTTATATTTTTTTTAATATCTTCTAAAACACAAACTAATTCTTGTTCTAACATTTCTTTTTCTAATATATAATTTTTAATATCCCATTTTACAGCTTTATCATTACCATAGCCAGTACCTGATTTCCAGTAAATTTTGGAATCTGCATTATTTTTAAGTTGGGTTTTATTAATTTTAATATCAATATTAATATCATTGTAAACTGTTTCTTTTGTAATATTTGATAATTTAATTAATAAATTTTCAATTTCAAGCATTTCTTTATTTTCTCTATCAATATAATTATTAATTATTGGTTTTAATATATCGAAAATATTATTTATTAACCAATCAAATGTTATTGTATAATTCCAATTTTCTATTTTTAAAACGTTTAAATTCATTATAGCTAATAATAATGGTATTTGTAATTTTGGAGATATAACTTCTAATTTTGGAGGAAAAAAAGGATATAATTTTGGATCAACAATAAATTTTAATTCAAGTACTATATCATTATCAAAAAATAATTTTGCTCTTAAATCATAAATATTATTTTCAAAAGGATAAATATAATGTTTATATGTATTATCAATATTTATTTTATTAATTTCATTAGTTAATATTGTATAAATTTGATTTTCATTAAATAGTAGTTCTTTTGGTACAGATATTTTTTTAGTATTATTTTTATTATCTGCAAATTTTTTTGACTTTAATTTTAGTTCACTATAATTTAATTCATATTTAACATTTTGTTTAAAAGTTTGATAAAAATTAAATTCATCATTATAATCAATAGTTTTAGTTTTATTCATATGAAATTTATCAAGTGTATTTAAAATTATTATTGGAGTATAATTTTTTAAATGCAAAAAATCATAATTTAAAAATTGTAGTTCTTCTAAATTATTAACTACACAATAACTTTTAAAATCAGTCATTAAGTCAATATTACTTCCATTATAATTTAAATTTACATTATAATTTGTTTCATTATCAATACAATTTATAAGGTCAATATTATTATTCCATTTATTGTTCCTTAAAATATCATTAATATCATAAGAATATTTACATATTTCTGTCATAAATACGTAAATATTATTAACATACATACTAATCTTCAATTTTTTTAAGATGGTAAATCTTTTAGATAGTTATATTTATCATTTATAATTGTTTCAATTTGTTCAGCTTTAATTAGTTTATCTTTTTTCAATATTTCAGATGTTTCATAAATTAAATCTTTACATGAATTTATTATTATTTCAGCATAACTATATGCATTATTAATTAAGTTAATAACATCATTATCAATAAGTTCTTTATATTTTTCACTATTACTTGGATAAATAATATTACTGCCCATACCATAATATAAAACCATTTTTTCAGCTAATCTTAATGCTTCTTCAAAATCATTAATTGCTCCTGTTGTTACAGAAACATTATAAAACACTTCTTCAGCAATTCTTCCTGATAATAATATCATTAAATGTTCAAATAATGATTCTCTAATGTAAATATTACTTGTTGAACTTTCAAAAATGGTATATCCAGGAGTTTTTGGTGAAGATAGATTCAATACAACTTTTGACATTTTTGAATGATGTTTACTAAAATAACCAACAATAGCATGTCCCATTTCATGAATAGCAATATGATCAATTATATCATTTGTAAATTCATGTTCATTAGGTTGCCAACCTGCCATCATTTTATTCATAATAAAATCAAAATCATTAAAATTAAAAACGGTTCTATTATATCTTAAAGCATTTAACATTGCTTCATTTAATAAATTTTCAATTTGAGCACCAGATAGACTTTCTGTAATTTCTACAAGATTTTCTAAGTTAATAGATTCATCAAAAGGTTTACCATTAATATGAATATTTATAATTGATTCTCTTGTTTTTCTATCAGGTAATCCTATAAAAATTTTTTTATCTATTCTACCAGGTCTTGTTAATGCTGAATCTAATAAATCAAAACGGTTAGTTGAAGCAATCATAAAAATTCCTGTTGAATTTTTAAAACCATCTAATTCTACTAATAAAGCATTTAATGTATTATCTCTTTCATTTGAAGAGCTTTCACCATCACTTGATCTTTTTCTTCCAACTGCATCAATTTCATCAATATAAATTATACAAGGAATATTTTCTCTTGCTAAACGAAATAATTCTTTTATTCTTGTTGGACCTACACCAACATATTTTTCTTGAAAATCAGAACCAGATACAGGAATAAAACTACATCTTGATTCTCCTGCAAATGCTTTAGCTATAAGTGTTTTACCTGTACCAGGAGGTCCTTCTAATATTAATCCTTTTGGAATTCTAACATTATATTGTTTATATTTTTTATAATTTTTTAATATATCAACACATTGATTTAATTCATCTTTAACATTTTCATAACCTCCTACATCATTAAAATTCATTGTTGGATTTTTTAAAATTTCAAAATTTTTAGTTTTTGTATAACTTGGTTCAGGTTTAAAATCATCACCCTCTTCATTTTCATCTTGTGGATTAAATTTAATACCTAATCCTTCAAAAAAATTACTATTTTTAGTTAAAATTATTTTTATTTTAGGTCTTTCTATATTATTTTCATTTTCACTTTCATTATTATTTTCATTTAAAATATATTGGTTTTGAATAGTAGAATTTTTTGAATTTAAATTTTTTAATAAATGCTCATAATATTTATTTTTTTCTTCATTAGTATTATTCATATTATTATTTTTTTTTACTAACAATTCAAGATATCTTTCAGAAAAATGATAAGATCTTCTATTAAAATTTAGTTTAATCATATTTGATTTAGTATTATGATTTTTAAAAAATCCATTTGTTAAATCAAATATAAATGGAGACATAAATAACAAAAAATTAATTTTCATTAATATTATAATTAGTTCTATAAAAAATATATTGAAACGCAAGTTTATTTATATATTATTTTTCTTAAAAATACTGATTAATGTTGATAAATATATATCATCAAAAGTAGATTGTGATACTTTAGTTTCTAAATCAGATAAATCGGTATAAATTTGTGCAAAATTTTTTTGACTAAATATTTTATTATTATTTATTAATAAATTTGTTACTTCCTTTAAAATAATACCTAATGAATAACCATTTAATTTTATAATTTTATAGAGTTGAGAATATGTTTGTTGAAAATCATATTTTGATTCAATTAGATAATCAAATAATAAATTAATATTTTTTCTAGATGGTAATCCAGCTGAATCATAGCAACTATCCTCATTTATAATTTTTGATTTCATTGATATTGTTTGTAATAGATTTATACTTTTCCTTAAATCACCATTACATAAGGTACCTATTATTTCTAAAGTCTTGTTTGTATATTCTAACTTTTCATTTTTACATATTTTTTCAAGAATAATAATAGTTTTATTTATTGGTATAGGTTCAAATCTGAAATTAGCACATCTTGATCTAATTGCTGGTATTATTTTATTTTCATAATTACAAATCAAACAAAATCTTGTTGAAATAGAATACTTTTCTATTATTTTTCTCAATGCAAATTGTGCATCAAATGTCATTGAATCTGCTTCATCTAATATAATTAATTTAACACCACTACTAAACATATTTTTTCTTTCTGCAAAACCTTTAATTTCTTCACGTACCGAATTAATTCCTCTATCATCGGATGCATCTAATTTCATAACCATTAAATTAATATTATTTCCATATAATTTTCTAGCTAATGCTAAAATTAATGATGTTTTTCCTGTACCAGATGTACCATGAAATAATAAATGTGGTAATGATCCATTTTTTAACATTGTTGAGAGAACATTAATATTTTCATTATTACTAATAATTTCATCAATATTGTTGGGTCTGTATTTTTCAACCCATGGTAAAAAATTATTATTCATTATTTATATTGAATAATAATCTTTATATAAAAATGTTAAAATTAAGCTTTATTTATACATTTTCTCATTTAAAATGCACGTTTCTATAAAATTTTGAATTATAATCTTTTCTAGGTCCAATAAAATCATATGTTAAAGGTATGAGTTTAATTCGTTTATAAGATTTGTTTTTGCCCAATAAATATAAGTATTTTTGTATTGAATGGAATTAGTTCAGCACCTAAATTATTTCTTTCTATAATACGATATCATTTACTTTTTATATATTTGTCATTATATTATATACTACATGTGATTTTTTTATAAATTGTGTGTTTTTAATCGCCACAGTTGGTCGTCACATGCTTTAAAATATGATAAATTCTCTCAAGAATCAATTAAAAGAAAATGAGTTGATAGTCATTCATAAATTACTTTATTTGATGTTTCACAATTAAAATACAAAACTTAGTTATTGAGTATACAATTTGTAATAAATATTCTAAAATATTTGGAAAAAGAAATTTTACATTACAAACAAATAATTTTTATATTACGAAATCTTCTTAAATTAAATATGTAAAAGAATTAATAAAAACTGATGATCAAGAATTAATAAAAACTGATGATCAAGAATTAATAAAAACAAATATATTTTAAATAAAAAAAAATCTAAACAACTGAAACAATAAAATAAACTAATCTAATAAACTGTATAAATTCATCACATCCTTTAATCAAATTTTGGTCAACATCAGATATTTTATTAATTATTTTAGATTTCTGATCATTTGATAAATTACTTTTAATAATATAATCATGAAATAAAATGATTTGATTAACAATAGAATAGCCATTAATATATAATTCATTAACTAATAATTCAATATTTTGCATATCTTTTTTAAAAATATATTCAAATAATTTATTAAATTTTTCTTCTGGTATAAAACCTGAAAATTCATATAAAAGTTCTTCATTTGTTTTACTATCATATGAATTATTACAATTTTGCAATAAATTAATTGCTTTTCTCAAGTCACCTCTTGCAATTATAGAAATTTTATCTAATAAATTAGATCCTAAATTACATTTTTCAATTATATTAATATGATTTAATTTTCCTGTTATTTTTTCATTACTTATAGGTTTAAAACAAAATAAAGAACATCTCGATATAATTGGTTCAATTATTTTATCATGATAATTACAAATAATACAAAATCTAGTAACTTTTGAATATTCTTCCATGATACGTCTTAAAGCAAATTGTGAATCGGATGTCATAGTATCTGCTTCATCTAAAATAATAATTTTCCATGGAGGTATATCATCATTTAAATTTATTGATTTTTTTGCATACATTTTGATTTTATCTCTAACAATATTAATACCTCTTTCATCCGAAGCATTAAGTTCTATAATCCTATCTGACCAATATTTTTGACCAAAAATTTCTTTAGCTAATGCCAATATTGTAGAAGTTTTACCACAACCAGAAGGTCCATAAAATATTAAATGTGGTAAATTCTTACTAAATATTGTACTTTTTAATGAATTTATAACATTATCTTGCGCAGTAATTTCTTGTAAACATTTAGGACGGTACTTTTCTACCCAATGCATAATATTATTTTTGTTAATTAATGTTTAAATATAATTTTCTAATATAAAATAATGAATAATAATAGTAATAATTTTAGTCAATTTAATTATACACAAAGCAACTATAGTGATAGAATTATTAGTACAAATACATTTCAAGAATCACCATTTATATTATTTCAAGATTCTAATCCAAAATCAGTAGAATTAAGAAATCAAATGATAAAAAATTTAGCAAGAACAACTGAATGTAATATTACAGATGTTGAATCATTATTTTTTTCAGATGCTAATATTGAATTAATTAATAAACAATTAATATTGACTGTATATAAAAGATCAAAAAAACAATATAAAATTGGATTTCAAAATAAAGATAAATTATTGATAGTGATGAGATATGTATATTTGGAATTTTCAAGAAATTTACCCTATGATTTAGAAGGACAAATTAATGAATTAAATTGTTTAGTTGTAGGAGAAATTGCTCCAGTTGTAATTACCAATTTTGAACAAAAATTAGGATATTTAAGAGATATTGAAAGAAGACAAGCACCTGTTCCTTTACCTCAAAGCACTAGTAAAATGAAAACATTACCAACTGCTAATAAAGATTTCTTTTAACAAAATAAGGATTTCTTTTAACAAAATAAAGATTTCTTTTAACAAAATAAAGATTTCTTTTATTAATTTTATATAAAATTAGTAAAAAAAATTAAATTAAAATGCAATTTTACCTTGAGTACTATCTTTTATTAATTGATAGATAAAAATAATACCTCTTTTTCTTGTCATATCTTTGAAGTTATCTTCAGTTACAGCTGAAGCACCATCAATTTGAACAATAGGATTATTTTTAACAGCAGTACCATTTAATACAGTTGGACCAACAACTCCATAAGGATCATATTGAAAGTATTGAGGGAAATTAATACCTTTAGCATAATCAGGATGAATCATGAAAACAGCAGATGAACCAATAATTAAGTTAGATTCAGAAGCTTTGGTATTAACTTCACTTAAAACGACAGATCTAAGTTGGTAGATATCTTCTCTTAGAGCAATAACATCTTTAGCATTAACTTCTCTATCGTTTAATCTTTCAAAACCAGAAACAGCTGTAGGGAAGTTTAATATTGCAACAGGATTCATAGTGTTAACAGTGTTGATAATATTAGCTCTTCTATCAACGAAAAATATTAAAACACCTCTAGAATAGATTAGTGAGGTATGTTTTTGAACAATGTTACCATTTTCAAGGAAGAATTGTTGTTGTGATAAGGCATCATTTAATTCAACAGGTTCATTGTTATTGATAGAAGGACCTAATTTAAGATTAATCATAGGAACATAAGTAACAGTTGGTTTAATGTTTTGTTGATAAGGATTTGTAGAGAAGATTTGATACATAGGCATAGTAGCAACAACTGTAGGTCTAAAAGAGAAAGCAGATAATAATCTTTTTAAGATAGTACCATCATATCTTCCATAAACTAGATCAGGTGTATCATGTTTGTTAAGTCTGCAAACATCAACAGTACTAATAAATTCTCTAAATGAACTGTTATAGTATTGACCATTTCTTAAAGAAAGAACAGCATTCCATAGTTGGTTTTGTAATAAGGCTCTATTATGTAAATCAGATAAAGTAGATTTAACATCACATACAATATCGTTAGGATCTCTTGTTAAAGCATAGAATAATTCAAGATCAGCAACAGATGAAAAGTTTTCATTGTTGTATCTAGTTTTAACAATATTTGCAATATTGGAGTGTAAAAAGTGGGTATCAAGAATATCAATTTTAGGTAAGAAAAGAGCAGCAATAACAGGATGTACGTGATTTGAAGCATTATGAATGTTTCTATCATAGCCACCAGTTAGGGCTTCAATACCACAATCTTGATATTGCATTGATTGAAGTAAGACTTGTGAATGTAAAGGTTTAGAAGATGCATGAAGTTTTAAAATTTCTTGAAGAACTTTAAAGTCATTATCAGAAAGTTTACCCATAAAACCTTGTAAGTTAACGTTAACATTACCTAAAACTTTCATTATGTTAGTATTAGGAGTGAAAACTTCAGGAGATTTAAGTCCAACAAGTTCATTTTCATAAATTCTTTGGAATTCAACAAATTCATCATCAGAAAGACCGTGTTTGTTCTTGTATTTAATTGCTTTTTCAAGTAAAACGTGGAAAGGATATTGACTGTTGCTGTATTTTTCTCTGATTAAAGTAGCAAATTTCTTAGCTCTTTTACTAATTTCATTGTGTTTTTCAATGAAAACTCTTTGTATTTTATCAACAAGTTCTTCATTACCATATTTATTTCTTAAATTTTGAAATTCTTGTTGGTTAATTTTACCTCCATTTCTTCTAAATAATTTTTGAACTTCATCATCTACTGATAAAGATTCTTTATTTTTTTGATTACTTCTAGATTCAAGATTATCCATACTCATTATTATATAATTTAATTTAGAAAATTTTTTTTATATATCTTTTTTTTATTTTGACTATATCACTTATAACTAAAACTTAATTAATTTTAATTAAAAATTTAAACATTTTTTATAATTTAGACTTAAAAGATAATGATTTTATTTATGTAATGGATAAATTATGGGTTAATAAATATAGACCTAAATATTTAAATGAAGTTATTGGTAATAAAGATCAAATAGATAATATTAAAAAATGGATATTAAACCTTAACACAAATAAAAACCAAGCAATTATTATTTCGGGAATTCATGGTATCGGTAAGAGTTTAACCATTAAACTAATTTTTGAAGAACTTAATTATTTAATTAGAATAATATATCCAAATGAAATTAAAGATCATAGAATATTTGATGATTTTAATGATTATTATAATCATCAAAATTCAATACATTCAAAAATTAATTTTAAAAATGATAATAAAAAAAAATTAGTTTTAATTTTTGAAGAAACAGAGAATATAACTTTAACTAGTGAAAAAAAATATATTATGGATATCTTTAAAGAAAATAATAAAAAAAAATGTTTTCCTCTTATTTTTATTTCAAATAATCAGCATTCAAAACTTTTAAACGATTTAAAAAAAAACTGTGATGAAATACATTTTAATTCACCAATAAAACAAGAATTTTTAAAATTAATTAAATTTATATGTAATAATGAAAAAATAAAAATATCTGATAATTATGGTTTAGATATTTTAATTGATTTTTGTCAAAAAGACATTAGAAGATTGATTAATCTTTTACAAGAATTTTCATTCAATTTTAATGAGATCAATAAAGAAAATATTTTAAAGTTTATTACAAAATCAAGAGAAAAAAATATTGATATAGGTTTATTTGATGCAACCAATCAAATATTAAATAACTATCTTGATTATGATACTATATTAAAATTTTATGAAAGTGAAAAAGTTTTATTACCATTAATGATTCATGAAAATTATATTAAAAAAGTTTTAAATAAATGTAGTGATAATTGGGATAATGTTTTATTTAATCTTGTTAAAATTTCTGATTCAATATCTCGTGGAGATAATATTGAAACTAGTATATATACAGATCAAAATTGGTATTTGCAAAATATACATGGATTTTATACATGTTTAAATTCATCTTATTGGATAAGTAAAAGCAATGAAAATAATAAAATTGATTTAAAACAAATTAAATTTTCATCTGATTTAAATAAGACATCCCTTAAGAATATTAATAGAAAAAATATTACAAATTTATTAAAATTTATACCAAATAAATCAATTTACGAAATTTTAATATTGAATAGAATATGTAATTATATGATTCTAAATGATAAAGAAGAAAAATTTATTGATTTATTATTTGAATATAATAAGGATATATCAATTAAAGAAATAGAATTATGTTTAAAAATTGATAAAACCCATGAATTTAAATTATTATGTTCAAAAGATAAAAAAAAGATAACAAAAATAATTAAAAATAAACAAATAAATTAAATATATTTTTCTTTTATTTTAGTTATGCCAATATATTGAATATTACCATATTTATTTATAGGATTTAATATTGTTTTTGCATCAGTTAAAAATAATAGTACATCATTAATTAACTCTAATTTATTTTTATTATTTATTTCAATAACATCTGTATTTAAATATTGATATAAAAACTGAATATCTTGTTTTGTATCATTTTCAAAAATATATGATTTATTTTTAATATCTCTTATTATTTTTATTTGTTTTTTACTAATGCCTGGTATAGAATTTGACCAAATCCAAAATTTTTTATCATTTTGATAAACTCCATAAAATATATATTCAGAAACTAATATCTTTTTATTATTATCATCAACTAAAATTAATTCATCATTATTAAATGTTATTGTATAATTAGTTTTAATATTTAAAATTTTACTTATTTCTTGATTTTTATTTTTTTTATTATTTTCAATTTTTTTTAATATATTCATTAAATTAAATTAGAAAAAATATCTAATATTATATATATATTATGGCTTATCAACTAATTAAAGCAGAAGATTCTGATAATACATTTTTAATATTATCTATTCTAATTGGAATATTAATTATTTTTGTAATTTATCCAAATATTATGAGTCAAAATCACAGTGAAGGTTTTCAAATTGATCAACAAGTTAATAAAATATTAACAGACACTATTAATAAAGATGTTCCAAAAATTGATCAAAGAATATGTTCAAAACAATGTTGTAAATTTATACAATGGCCTGTTCCATTTAATACAAAAAATCCTATTGTTAAAGACGATGTATTAAATAATTTTATTCCTTCTAATTTTGCTTGCAATGGCGGTGAAAATGGTGGTTGTGTTTGCTTAACAAAAGATGATTATAACTATTTATCCGAACATGGACAAAACTAATAATATAAAAAAAATATATGGAATATATTAATGATAAGATATTCAAATCATAAATTTAAAAAAAAAAAAAATTCTAACCATAAATATCTTTGTTATACTAATTTGTTATTAATTATATCTATTTTATATTTTATATTTAATTTACAAAAAGTAAAAGATAAGATAATTATTGAATATTTATTAGTTTTATTTCTAATTATAACAATTATATTATCTCAAATCTTTTGGAATAATCCTATAAAAGGATCTACAATTCATAAAATAGATGCAATTAATGGAAAAATAGTAATATTATTTTTTATTATGTATACACTTTTATATAAATTTAAATTTAGTTATTTACTTGTTTTATTTGTTATTTCTATATCTTTTTATTTTAGTGATAAATATTCAAATCAAGAATGGTGTTGTAATAAACATTTATTTTGGCATGGGTTACTTCATGTATTTTGCTTTTTTGGAACATTTTATGCTTTCACTCCAATCTAAAACTTTTTTAAAAATAAGAAAAGTCCAATATAAATTTAAAATAAATAATCCGTATATGCCTGTATAAATTTCATATAATTCAAAATTATTTTTAGAATAAAATAAAAAAATATTATGAATATTTTTATTTAAAATTAAATAATATGAATAGTTGTAAATACGATAATATATAAAAGTAAAAATAAAAATACATTTATTTATATTTTTTAAAATAACCATATTATCTAGAGTATCTAATAAATTATTGATTGTCAAAAATATAGTTGATATTTCTGTTTTCAATATTATAGAAACTATTTCGTTTTTATTTTCTACGTAACTATGATTATTCATATAATGAAGCATAATCAATACCAATATATGATGTAATATCATATCTTTTTTTTTTATATAATAAAAATCAATTAAACATATAAATCCAACAAAATTAGAACAATATATAATATAAAAGTTATTTATAATACAGAAACATGAAAATAATGAAATTCCTAAATATAAATATTGTAATTGAAAGTTTTTTATCACCATTAAATATTTATAAATTTATCTCTTTATTTTATGTATGCTTTTTGTACTTAACATTAAATAAAATAAAATTAGAGTTTGATAAAATTAATTTAAAATATCTACTATTATAATAATGCTTAATTTTTTAGTTGAAACAAAACAAGAATATACAACACAATTAATTAATATTTTAACCCCGTTAGTTTTTGAGGGATTAAATTCAATTTATGCAGAAGTTGTAGCTATATCTATTCCTGAAAATATATTGAAAAATTTTCAATGTTTTTTACAAAGAATTCCAAAATGGAATAATGATATAATTAATAGAGAAACTTCTCGTATTATGAATAATACTAAAAGCTTTAGTTGGCTTGAAGATTTAATAAAAGCAACATTAAAGGCAAATATAGTTGTTTTAACTTATAATCCATCTTTTAAACAACAAATTAAAGTTGATCCTACATTATATCAAAATATTAAAATAGAAGATTTTATACATAAAGTATATATTGAATGTGCAAGAGAATTATGGAACAATCCATATCTTTTTTATCATTTATATCCACCAATTGAATTAAAAAGAAATCAGCGTGATACTGTTATGTTAATTAAAGATTGTATTAGAGAAGCAATACGTAAATTACTACCAGTTAAACATATTTTACAAATCTATCTTGGTGAAGAAATGGAAGAACCAAATTTAAACTTTGAAGAACCAATTAGTGAAGCAGAACAAAATAATATAAGTAAATTGATAAGAAAAGATTTATATAATAATAATGAAAAAAGAATTTTGGATAATAATGAAAAAAATGAATTAGATCATAAACACGAATTAGATCATAAACACGAATTAGATCATAAACACGAATTAGATCATAAACACGAATTAGATCATAAACACGAAGAAACATTAAAAAATAATAATCCATTGATTAAAACACGTGAAAATCTAATAAATTTAAAATATCCTGAGCAACAAATTTTTAAAAATAATGAAGATTCAATTGATAATTTTAAAAACATTAAAACAAGTGAAGTTTTTATACCAAATGAAAATACTAAAAGTGAGATTCCTAAGCCTACAGAAATTAATACTGTAGGATCAAAAATTCTAAGTATTATAAATCATAAAAACTTAAATTTATCTGATAATGATACATCTTCAGAAGAACAACAAAAAAATATAACTAATGATCACTTGGAATCTAATATAAAAAAAATTATTAATGATGATTTAGGTGAAACTGAAACAAGTATTAATTTGCCAATTAAAAATGAAAAATTCCATGAAGTTTTTTCAAATAGTATAGTTGAAGAAGATATTAAAAAAAATGCACAAGTACCAACAATAAATCAAAATAAAATGAAATTTTTTCAAAATTATTTAAATAATTTTAATTCATTATAATAGAAGGTGCATACATATCTAAGATACCAAATGATATTGATGCTACAGCACCAATCATTATTAATTCTTCATTTTGTAAAGTATGTTGTGGAATATATCTAGCAGCTAAAGCAACAATCAAACCAATTAATAAATATTTAATTAAATTTTTTTTTTTATCACTTTCTTGTTTATTCATTATATATTATATGATAAGAAAATAATTATTTCTTGAATTATTTAATGGAAATTAAAGATTTAATAATTTTTTTATTAATTTTTATTGTTGTACTATGGTTACAACATAATGATGATAAAAAATATAATAAACCAATCAGAACTGCTTTATATGACATTATAAAAATGCCTTTATTTGTATCTTTAATAATTTTAATTGTTAAGGATTTAAACTGTAAAATATATGATAACTTTGAAGCTATTTTTATTATGACTGATACTAATGTTGATAATAATGTAGATAATATTTTTAAAAAAATAAATTTTTCAAATAAAAAATCTGATGGATTTAATGATATATTTCTTGGACCACCTGATTTTTAAAAAAATTGAGATATAATTTTTTTATAATTATATATTAAGATTATGTCTGGTAATAATGTTTACTTATATGATTATACTAAAACAGGAGAAAAATTAACATATAATTTAATATTAAATCAGATAAATATTTTATTCGATGAATTAAAAAATAAGACTTCAAATAATTATAAAAAAATATTTAATGAAATTAGTGATTTATTAAAGATTTTACAAAAAACAAACAATTATAATAATATAGAATCTGATGATAATAATATAGAACCTGATGATAATAATATAGAACCTGATGATAATAATATAGAACCTGATGATAATAATATAGAACCTGATGATAATAATATAGAACCTGATGATAATAATATAGAACCTGATGATAATAATATAGAATCTGATGATAATAATATAGAATCTGATGATAATAATATAGAATCTGATGATAAAAATTAAAATCTTTATTGATACTACCAACTCTATTATAGAATAAAATGGTATTATAAATTGTAGTAGGTAAAAATAAACAATTAAATAATATAATTTAGTAAAAAAAAATCTAATTAATATTAATGGCAACAAAAGACGTAAGATTTGGTGCTTCAAGATTACAAATAAAAAAATTCAATATTAATGAAATGGTAGATCATTGTACTTGTGCTATGATTGCTAAACGTGCATCTGGTAAATCATATTTAACAAAAGAACTTATGTACCATAAGAGAGATATACCATCTGCAATTGCTATAAGTAAAACAGAAAAATTAAATAAATTTTATAGTGATTTTATACCAGATTCATTTATTTATAGTGATTATGAACCAGAAATTTTAACAAAAGTATATGAAAGACAATCAAAAATGAATATAGATAATGCAACAAGAATTAAAGCTGGAAAAAAACCAAAAGATGATAGATTAATGTTAATTATGGATGACTGTATGAGTTCTAAAGGTACTTGGTTAAAAGATCCTAATATACTTGAATTATTTTTTAATGGTAGACATCATCATTTATCATTTATTTTAACTATGCAGTTTTCACTAGGTATACCCCCGGAATTAAGAAGTAATTTTGATTATATATTTTTATTAGCAGAAGATTTTATAAGTAATAGAAAACGTTTATATGAACATTATGCTGGTATGTTTCCAAGTTTTGATATTTTCCAACAAGTTTTTACTGATATAACAGAAAATTATGGTATAATGGTTATTAATAATCGTATTCACAGTAAAAATATAACTGATAAAGTATTTTGGTATAAAGCTAAAGAAGTTCCTGAATTTAAATTAGGATGTAATAAATTTATTAAATATCATAAAGAAGCATACGATAAAGAATGGAATAAAAGATTACCAATGTTTGATCCATCTCTAGCAAAAAAAAAAAATTCTCTTAAAATAATTATTGAAAAAGTTAAATAATGTAATTCTGTATCAGTAGAAATATAATTTTTTTCCATAATATATATATATGTTACGGAAAAAGATTTTTAATCAAATTTAATTTTACCCATATCTAATTTATCTGCAATTTCTTTTTCTTTTTCTTCTAATTCTTGTTTTCTTTCTAACATTTTACTAATTTGGTCATCAATTGCTGATAATTTTTCTTTTAATGTTTCTCTTTCTTTTTTATCTTTGCTATTGTTAAATTCATCTTTAGTTTGTGTTAATAGTTCTTCTCTATTTTTAATATTTTCATTAATATTATTAACAACCATTTGATTTTTTCTTAATTCGTGATACAATTTTGCTTTATCTTGATTTTCGTTATATTTTTTCATCATATCATTTAATTGATCATTTGCATATTCAGTTTGTTCAACAAATTGATTATTATCAGATTCTTTCATAATAAATGCACACCATTTACCACCATCAATTACATATATATGATGATACGGATCTATTTCAACTAGTTTTTTACTATATGCTTGAGCGTCAGCATAAGTAGAAAATCCACCTCTAATTTTTAGTCCTAAAATATTATTATCAGTAGAGTATTCTTCTTTATCACTAGATTTAAATACTTCTTCTCTATAATCATTATTATTATCTACAGATTGTTTAACACTAAATTTATTAAAAAAAGATACACAATAAAATTGTTGTGATGAGATGACTGGATCTTCAAATAAGTAATCTTGTTTTTGAGTTGACATATTATAAATTATATAAATATATCTTTTTAAGTAGTTTTTGAACTTATTGGTTTTTATTACTAATTGTTTCATAACCTTGCCATATTGATGGTTCATTGAACATAACACTAAATTTTTTTGAAGGACGCATATCGTAAACTTCATCTAATGTAGGTTCATTATTATACGAATTATTTTCATTATTTGGAACTATATTATTTGAATTATATGCTTTTGTTAAATAATGTGTTAACATTAAAATTCCAACTAATAACATTATTAGAGCAATATTATATAATAAATAATTCATTATATTAAACTAGAAAGTAAAATTTTGGAATTATTTATATTGAAGATATAAATTCAGGAAAATTTATTTGGATATATTTATATTGAAGATATAAATTCAGGAAAATTT